AAACTTATCTCATCCTAAAGATTATGAAGGTGGTAACTTTGAAATAAAAAATCCTGCAGGGCAAGAACTAAAAATGCCTTTGGGACAGTTGAGAAAACGAGGAACAGTAATAATATTTCCTTCTTTTTTACAACACAGAGTTACTGAAGTTAAAAGAGGAGTAAGGCACTCATTAGTACAATGGTACAACGGCCCCGAGTTTAAATAGGAGATAACATGGCAAATCATGTACAGAATTATATTACTGTATTAGGAAACGAAGCAGTAATGCAAAAGTTTGCAGATCAAGTAGCAAACAAAAGAGAAGAAGTAACAATGACAAATTGGGAAGGCAACCCCATGACGGTAGAAGAACACGTATCTATAGAACAATTATCTTTTATGCCTAAGTATGATGAAGATAAATCTTGGGACTGGTATCGTGATAATGTAGGAGCTAAATGGGCTCATATAGATGATGGGGCTGATGACTATATAAATATAGTATCTGCTTGGTCACCTGTAAGTGAGTTTTGTATGAAGCTTGTAGAGTTTTTATCACTAACTGATCCTAATGTATTACTTAGACATCAGTATGAAGATGAGTTCAGAAACTTTGTAGGAATACAAATATTTTGGGCAGAAAATGAAGAAGCAGACTGCGACCATGAACAGATAGAAGATACTGATATAACAGAAGCAATGCTTGAAAAATTTCCAGAGTGGGAAGATGATGACTTTGATCATTGGGACTACCATGAAAAGTATGATTGTGTGCCTGGAGAAGTATTCGATGACTTTATTTGGCAATGGATGGATGAACAATGGGAAGATCTTCATAGACCTTTTAAAGAAAACGAAAAAGAAGGTAGCTTTTATGGCTACAACGAAAAGAACGACAATTACGTTCATGGGTTGGATGACTAATGATATACTACAGAAAAGATATGCCCCAAGTGCATATGACAGACATTGAACGATCTGATTTTTCTTTTACAGTAAGAGGCATAAAGTATGTAGACTTACTACCAACACAAATAGATAGAGACCCAGGAGTAGCAAAGAAAATGGATATGCGATTGAGTGGAGGTTTTTATAGAAACCCAATCAAAGTTTGTCCTGCTGCTACAAACAAATACTATATTATAAATGGGCATCACAGGTTTGATTTTTTATCACAAAGATACCTGAACGATACCGAAGATTCATGGGTAGATAATTGCGAGTGTGTAATCATACAAGCAAACATAGAGGATATCTTTAACTATTTTAAATAACTTAACTCGAAGGGCGACCATAATTTAATTTTTATGGATTCTCCCAACCATATTTCTTGGTTCGCCCTTTAGAGTTTTTACATTAACAAGGACACAATGAAGGCAGTATTAAGCAACAGAATATACATAGAGTGTACTAACGAGTATCAAGAATATCTCGACAATAAACTCACCTACAGTATACCGCCTAGGAGACCTACAGATCCGCCTATCATCATTAAGAATATGGGCGTAGTCAGAGCAGGTTTAGTGACCTTACCAATAGGGAGAACGGATTTAATTCCAAAAGATTACGAGATAGTCGATAAGCGAGTAGAAGTACCAATCGAACCACTTGACTTTAAGTTTGAATTACGAGACTCACAACAGTCTGTATATGACGAAGTCGAAGGCAGTTGTATAATCAACGCTTGGGTAAGTTGGGGAAAGACTTTTACTGCGTTAGCTATCGCAAATAAACTCCAACAGAAAACACTCATAGTTACTCATACACTAGCGTTAAGATCGCAGTGGGAAAAAGAAGTACAGAAAGTCTTCGGGGTTACAGCGGGTGTAATCGGTTCGGGAAAGTTTGATATTGATTCCCCTTTTGTCGTGGGAAATGTGCAAACTTTGTATCGAAATGTCGACAAAGTCGTAAAAGAGTTCGGTACTATAATACTTGATGAGATGCATCATGTTAGTAGTCCAACTTTCACACGACTTATTGATGCTTCACGAGCAAAGAATAAAATCGGTTTAACAGGAACACTGCAACGAAAAGATGGAAGGCATGTAGTCTTTCGTGATTACTTTTCGAGTACAGTATTTAAACCACCGAAAGAAAATTATCTCACACCTAGTGTAGATATTATAAATTCAGGTATTCGTTTCATGGATGGCAATGTTGACTGGGCTACACGAGTTAACTCACTTGCTTTTGATTGGGAGTACCAAAACACTATGGCTATGCTCGCCGCAAGTTATGCAGCGAAAGGTCATAAAGTTCTATTAGTAGCCGATAGAGTAGACTTTCTTAAGAGCTGTGCAAGGCTCGTAGGAGACAATGCAATCTGCGTAACTGGAGACATTCCACATGAGCAGAGAGCAGAGATGGTCAAAGGAATCTTTAACGACAAAGATGTTCTCTTTGGAACACAAAGTATCTTCAGTGAAGGTATTAGTTTAGATTGCCTTAGTTGTCTCATATTAGGTACGCCTGTAAACAATGAGCCTTTGCTTACACAGTTGATCGGGCGAGTAATCAGAATGTATGACGGAAAATTACAACCGAAAGTAGTGGATATCAACTTACATGGTCGAACAGCTAGAAAGCAAGCTGCGGCGAGAAGGGGATATTATATGCGACAGGGTTATGAAATTTTTGAAGTATAGCATCAAAAAATATATCTTGACACGGAGTTAAAAGTTTGTTATAATATGTTATTCTATAATTGGGAAAAAGTAAAAAGGGAAAGCAAAGGGAGTGTTAAAGATATTTTGACAATCCTTCATATACTTACCTATAAGTTACCACCAGTGAATAGACATGATAGAATATATAAATTCTGGACTAAAAGTTTTCATGGGGATTCGTTCCTAGTAAACCCAGAGGCGTTATTCATTCAGAGAAGGAGATATTCAGATAGTGAGATTGCGCAGTATGCAGGTATCGCATCGTTACGCAATTATTTCGAGTATCAAAAAAATAAAGATACCACATTAGACCTCCTCCACTTCACAGGGGATGAGGACAGTATTAAAAACAATAGATTACTACGAATAGAAAATGACAGAATACATTTTTTGTTTGAAGAAATCACTTTAAAGGAACTAAAATGGCAATAAAATTTAATCAAACCAAGGGCGAAGCCCAAAAGAATAAAATCGACAGTTATCAATATGTCGAAGGCGACAACGTAGTAAGAATGGTAGGGGATATGCTTCCTCGCTATGTTTACTGGTTGAAAGGCGAAAACGGTAAGAATTTACCATTCGAGTGTCTATCATTCGATAGAGATTCAGAAGCATTTACCAACGTAGAAAAAGACTGGGTTAGAGAATATCATCCAGAACTTAAATGCGGTTGGTCTTATGCAATCCAATGTATCCATGACGGAAAAGTCAAAGTACTAAACTTAAAGAAAAAACTACTCGAGCAGATTATGGTAGCAGCAGAAGATCTTGGTGATCCAACTGATCCAACTACTGGCTGGGATGTTTACTTTAAGAGAGTAAAAACTGGACCTATGGCTTATAATGTTGAATATCAACTACAAGCTCTCAAGTGCAAACCAAGAGAGTTGAATGAATCTGAAATGGAACTCATTGCAGAACTTAAGTCAATGGACGAAGTACTTACTCGACCAACAGCGGATGCACAGAAAGAACTACTCGACAGACTAAGAGAAGGCGCAAGCAACTCTACACCTGACGAAACTGTTTCTGACGAATTCGATATTTCTTAGGAGAGTATTATGCTTACAGTAGGAAATAAATACCCAAGATTTAGTATGCAAGGCTGCAATGATACGAATGATTTCATTCAAGCTGATGTACTACTAAATGAGTGGACAGTAATGTACTTTTACCCAAAAGACTTTACATTTATATGTCCAACCGAAATTGTAGATATGGATAAACTTGTCGACTATGCTGATGTTATCGGTGTAAGTGGAGACAATGAATTCTGCAAAAAAGCTTGGAAAGAATCTAATCCAGCCCTTAATAATATTCAACACATACTATGTGCAGATTCTGGACTTGTTCTAGGAAATAAACTGGGTATTGTTGATGAGGCTAATGGAGTACACTACAGAGCAACATTTATAATTGACCCTGAAGGAATAATCCAGCATGTATCAGTAAATGCGTTAGATACAGGAAGAAACGCAGATGAAACTTTACGAACACTACAAGCCTTACAGGCTGGTGGTCTTACAGGATGTTCTTGGACACCTGGGGATGAGTTCGTAGCATGATTCTATT